GAGCTTTTTGCCGTGCAATGGCTTTCAGTTGTTCGCTCGTGTAAGACATCAGCGAAGAATAAGCTTATTAACGTAGTTTAAATCCTGATCAATCTTGTTTTAGTTCTTCGTCGTCGAATAACTGCATATTTGTATCCACAGCAATTCCGACTTCAGCCATTACGGTTTTGTAGGCTCTTTCTCGACAGATCAATTTAAACACTTTATCCCAGAGATAATTATCGCGATCCTTACTATGCAGTGTGTGAGCTTTAGTACGAATGCGTGTAAGTACAAACTCGTCTTCCAGCGTCAAACCGCAGGCTAAGTTCCCTGTGTGCTCCGAATCACGCTTGGAGGCCATGTGCCGGCTGCCGATACTCAGAGTCTAACTCTTAGCGTCTCCTTATCACACTCTTCTAGAAAATAAAACGATTCGTTATGCGTTAGAGATAAAAATAACACTAAGTGTGCTTACCATGCTTTACAGGACCAATACCCAGGAGTAAGTTTGCTTTTCTTTTCGTCGCAGCTGTGACGCGACCGAAAAGCTTGCCGGCGATCTGGATTATCGCTACGGTTTTCCATATTCGGATCACCAAATCGCACTAAACGCACAGTATTCCCTTCCTTCGCTGCCACGGAGAATTCTTTACCGCCCTGAACGTCTTTTTTGGGGACGTTATAGTTTTTAAAAATTTCCCCAGCGATGCGGATAGCCATTAATACATGGAACCTGAGGATATTCTAAAGAATCAAGCACGTCATCAACCGTAACAGAAACCTTAAGAGTACCTAAACTCCTCCACACATCGCCACGCAGAGCAGAAAAAGCTCTATAGTTCCCTCTGTAACTCATCTTCTATACCGTCATGCCTGACGACAAGAATCTCCTGACAATCGCAGAAACTGCTGAATTCCTGAACTGCAGCTCTGGTTTCGTTCGCAAGCGTATCGCTCTGACTGAGTCCAACCAGCCCGGTGGCTGGCCCAAGCAAATCTTCGTAAATCTGCAGCCTAACGGCGCCAAATCTCTCTATCGCGTGAACAAAAACGCACTTGAAGAATACCTGAAGACTTCCTCCGCAGCTAAAGTGGAAACTGCAGAGCCCGAAACTGCGGCTGCTTGCTCTTTCTGATAAATAAACAATGACGTTCTCCGGTTCTTTTAACTCTATGCCTGCTCCGCAGGAAGCTACCGAGCAGATGTTCGAAGAATCGGAGGAGGGGAACGAGGAGAACAAGGCATCAGTTCAGGATTTAATTTCTGGACTGGTGTCTTTATCGTCTTATTTACACCAACTTTACGTTCAGAGTCACCTTCTTCACCTGAATGTCGAGGGTCCGCTCTTTTTGCCTATCCACAAGTTCCTGAAAAAGCAGTACAACGCACACATCGATCAATTCGACAAAATCGGCGAATTTATTCGCTCGATGGACTTCTTGATGCCTATGTGCGAGCGAGGTTTACTGGGCGCGTACAAAGGATTTAAACACGTTAAAGCATACGAAACACGCGAAGGTCTTACCGTATATCTGAAAAATTTAGAGGCGTGCGGAATGGCCTCCAAAGATCTTCAAAAAGTAGCAAAAGAAGTCGACGCTCCGGACATCGAAAACTACCTGGCGGAACTTGTGGGAGCGATGTTTAAATCTTCTTGGTTCCTTAAGAGCACTCTTCGCCCTTAAACAAGAAGCCACGTGTCCCTAGCGCGGACGTAAAGTCCGGCGGCAAACACGCCGGAAGATTGAACTTGGTAGATAAGAGTTCCAGATGGGTTCGCGGTCGGACTCGGTAACCCGCTAAGAACCACAGTGGAACTCTGAATGGCACCAGAAGCCAGTATGGCTCCGGAAGCTAGCGTCGCTGTGTTAGAAAAAACGGCACCAGAAGCCAGTATGGCACCAGAAGCCAGAATAGTACCAGACGAAAGTGTAGACGTAGAGGCTTGGGTCGCAAATGTTGCCGTAGTTGCCGTAGTCGCCGTAGTTGCAGAATCGGCGAATCCGGCTCCAACTTTTTGCCACACGCCGCCAGTCCAGACTTTCAGGTAATAGCTACTCGACGAGCTGTCAGCCCAAAGCTCGCCAACTGAGTTACCCGCTAACCCGACAGGAGCTGAGTTTGGTGCCGTCGTGCCGTAATGCGAAGGGCCGATTTTTCGAATACTTCCGGCAGAATCCTCGAAGTAGAGACCTGGGTCGGCTGCGCCCACGGCGATGGCAAGTTCGCCATTTTGAACAACACTAGTCTGAGGTCGATCAGATGACTGGCCGGATCTTTTAAGAAGAAGAATGACGGGAGTCGAGGTCATTTAATATACGCCGCCGTTTATTAGTGACGGGAAACCAGCTGGAGGAACTATAACCCCGTTCAGGTACTGCCCGCCATCAAAAATATTAGTGGGTTGATTAACTAACACACCGTTTTCGTACGTTCCCCCGTCGTAAGTACTAACAACAAACGATGCAGGATCGAAGGGGTTAAACTCATCAATAGTAAACATCTCAAAACTGCGTCCCTGAAGCGTATTCAGCGCAGCTAAGTCTCCTGCATTTAATGTCTTAGTCATCATGTTATACATATCCGGATACATCATGTGTGTTGGCATATCATCTTTCGCGGGGCTGTAACGCTGCCACCAGACCAAATCTTTCTCTCGTTTGAGAAATGTTGTTTGGCGTGCTAATTCTTTTTCAAAATACTCTCTGTAATACTCGTTAAGAGGTTCGTCCGTCGGCTGAGGTAACCACGGTCCTGTTGCAACGCCTTGGTTGTAGGCCCGCTGCATGTCCCACATAGCGGCATAAATATGCTTACACCATTTCGGTTGGTAGTAGAAGAAGTTGGGATCGGAATACGTAGCTTCAGAAAAACTAGGAATATTGTATATCTGATTAATGTAAATAAAACCAAAAGTTCTAGCAAAACCTGGATTATCTGATGAGTCTACTAACCGCGGCGAGCCGTCGACACCGGCATCGTAGTAACCGGGATCGAAGTTTTGTGGACGTGTTCGCGGGTACTTGCGACGTATAGACGCATCATATAAATTAAAGTTCTCCCTGGCTAAGAAATCAGAGCAAGTGCATTGTGAGCGCATCTCGGTTGTTAGGTACTCTCCAACAGCCGGCGGTCCTGTAGCGGGTATAGCCAGTGTATTTTCGTCAACTACAGCCCAACTTGTGTTCTCACCGTGAGATAAAAACAGGGTGTTAAAAATAGGAGCGTAAGAAGGGTTTACGGGTACGTTGTTGATACCTACAGCAGTTACTGTGTAATTATTAAATCCGTATTCTTTGTCTGTACCGTCTGCTCTGAATCTATTAGACAGAACTTCGCCTGTGAAGAAAGAAATAGGAGCGCCAAAATTAGAGCTCAAGCGCACCGCGTAGGTGTCCGCGTCATAGTCAGTGACAGAAACGATCGAATAACCGAAATTAAGAAAGTTAAACGAATCTCTAGGACGAATCCCAACCATGTGCATACGCATATCCGTCCGTGTGGTCGGATACATAAAACACATGCCGGGTAGAAAGACACCCAGTCCAGGAGTACCCGATACGAAATACTTAAAAGAATAAGTTAAACCTCCGTAAGCCTGCTGAGAATACATACTCAGCTCATAGCCACGGCGCCAACGCACCCAAAGCGAAGCGTAATCGTACTCGCTGGTTACGCTGAAATCTTTTGTATTAAGCGCAGGTCGGAAACGCCGTTTAAACGGTAAAGGAGAATTCAACTCCTTTGTGTTATCGGATCCCTTTACCGTTTTCGGTAATTCAGCAGGATTTGTTGCCTTAAACGGCCGCAAGTTAAAATTATCTGACCCGCGTCTCCGTGACACAATTTAGTAGAAGCCGCCTTGGCTCCAAATAGTGATACCAGAAGGACTCAAACCGCCGGATACTGCGGTGCTTCCATTACCGATGTAACCTACAGCGAGGATGTATCCTTTCTCCAGATACAAACCCTCGGATTTACCGACTTGAATGGGCGCGAGAAGGTTTGTATCACCAACTTGAGGAGTCGGTGCGTTGCAGGCGAACAGCTGAACGCTCTGGGGAACACCTCGGGTTGAGCCGCTGAGCCCAACTTCAACACGACCAACCATTAAGGCAGCCGACGTGGAGGGAGCTGCTTGGTTGGGAGCGTAAACGTAGAGCCCCAGGTCAACAGAACGACGACCGCTGTTATCGGGATAACCTTCGTTGCTGACAATGGTGATGTCTTCAACCAAAGCAGCATCCTCCGAAGGGAGGTCGCCCACGCGGACTAACTGAATAAGGTCAGTCAGATTGGGGTTGGTGGGGTTACACGTGGTAGTCGCACTGGTAATTCGAGCGCCCCGTAAAAAAGGACGGTCGATAAGACAGGGCTGCTTGTTTGTGGAAGTCGATGCCATTAGGTAAGCTCAGTACGTTGTGTGTTATTTATTTTTCGTCTCAAATCATGAGATTATCGGATTCGTCATCCGTATTCAGCTTAAAGGAAATAAGGCCACTCTCCTTAAGAGCGCGGAGAGCTTTCTCCAGGGAAGATTCACCACTTTCGTCTGTATCTCCAGTTTTGTCTTGGAAATAATTAGACAGAAGTTGGCCTGCCATCGGCATGTCGCCACGGGCAGCCGCTATGCCTGCGCCTAACCCAGCGCCGAATTTGCCTACACCGCCTAGGAAATCTTCTAATTGTTTACCCCAGCCGGGTTCAGCACCGGGCTGTACGGGGCTAGGCGCAGAAGCTCCGCCGAGACCCAGGGAATTAAGGTCGAGAACATTACCTAGATCAGGGCGAAAAACATCGTAGTTAAAGCTTGTCGAAGAAGGAAACTCATAACCCCCTACTTTCGGAGGATTAGTAAAAATGTCAGTAGCAGCCATTTAACTGTCTCCTAAGTCAACCGATGGGGATTGCGGGAATAGAACCAGTCGAAGGAACAAAACGTCCTCCAAGCGGAACATAATTAAGTTTAGGCCGAGTTAAAGGACGTGTCGCATCTTCTAAATCGGATGCGCCAGCCGAACGATCTACTGCGGCAGCGGCGCCGTAGGCTGCGTTACCGGCAGCGTTATTGACTGGGTTGTCGCCTAGTTGAGAACCAATTTCCACCGTGACAGGCTGGGGTGTCTGTTGAGACAAGTCAGGGCGAGCCTTAGCTCGCTGAAGCATTTCATAAGCCAGTGCGGGGTTTTGAGCCGCCCAAACGGGAGTTTGGGGAGCCACGCCGGGAAGTGCGGAGGCATCTCGGATGATTTGCCTGAGAACCTCAGGCTGTGATACGTACTCCTGCCGTTGTCGGTAATAGTCAGCTATTGGTGCGTTCGGATCAGGACTAGGGGCTGAAATAGGCGCACGAGGGGCGCCAGGCATTACGCCTCCCCCGCGGCTAGCGGCTTGGAGAGCATTAGAACGTGCTTGCCGGTAATTACTATCGCCGTCGTCTTGGGCGATGTAAACTTGCCCGCTACCGGCTTGTCCGGTTATAGAAGGCGGCATTCCGCCCGGCATGCGAGGCGGGGGAGTTACGGCTCCTTGGGGAGGGTATGCCTGCTCATTTGTCAAAGGAGCGACAGACTCAGTATCCTCGCCGCGTCCCATCACACCCAGGAGTGTCCCCACACCTAGGGCGCCGCCGCCGGCTAACAGAGCCTTAATTTGCGTGGGTGTAAGACCGGACTCACGTACCGCTTTACCTAAATCAACGTTTACTTGACCGAGAGCTCCGCCGCGACGTCCAGCAGGCAGTTCACGAATAAGGCGGTAGTCAACGTCGATGACGTCGTCGGCCACGCGGGGGCCGGGACGACCTGCTCCGCCGCCAGGCGATTGAATTAGCTCTCCTCCGCGGTTGCCGGGCATGGGTTGGCCACCGCCGGGGGGAATAGTTTGGCCGCCGCCGGGGGGAACCATCTGACCGCCTTCGCCTTTACGAGCCGTATTCAAATAGGCGAGGTAGTCAGTGCCCTTCGGACCGGTGATATTTTTAAGAGCTTCCCCGGCTGGTACCCCGTACTCAGAAGCGATATCGTCGGCCAGACGGGCGAGAGTCGTAGCTGTCCCTGGCTCCAGAGTCCGAAGCAGGTTTGCAGTATCGGCGTCGGCTTCCCGCAGAGAAAGAGGACGCGCACCCGGACCAAACTCAGGTTCAGGAGCAGTGTGTATGTTGTATTTAAATTGAGGTTCGGGAGCTGAGAAAACGCTCATTTGGCCGGGAGCCTCGCCGGGCAGGCGCACCCGAGGCATATCCGCAACGCGTTCACGAGCACCGGCTTGAATCGTCTCACGATTCCGAACTGTGGGACGGGGAGTACGCGAAGAAACGGGCACACCTTCGCGGGTTCGAATGGCTAAGGGAAGCTGCTGGGTCTTCTCAGCTTTGGTGGGAATGGGCCGAGGGGCGGGAGCGTTCGGAAACAGTAACCGTTTCTGAATAGCGGGACCTAGAGCGCCACTACCACCTGCTGCCTGGAAACCACGCAGAACATCCTGGATCTGCCCGGAGATCTCTCCAGGTAAGTTTTGGATCTGCCTCAGCATTTGCGGGTTGCTAACTAAGTTAGTGAGAACCCGCAAACCCTCTGCGTAATCAGCCATACAGCTACCTGTGCCTTTAATAAATATAGCGTTTATCGCCAGTTTGCGTAAAAGTACAGACGGTCCGCACGGGATACATCCGGAGGTCCGGGAATGGCTTGGATGAATTCGCCGCCGCTGCGTTCGAACCGGTACCTAGCGGTTACGGGATCCCTGTAATTCGGGACGTAGAGCATATGAGCCAATCTGTCACATTCATATAAATAATTTTCACGCCAGATTTTAGCTGTTTCTCTTTTATCTTGAATATTAATCGAACGACTGACATCACCTAAAATAGTTTCTTGACGACTGGTCGCTCTCCCGGTCGCCAGCTCCGTTAAACGCTCAGCTTCTTCACAACGTTCTACCTGCTGAACTATCTTATCGAAATAATATTCACTGGGAACAGAATTACACGCCTCGATAAGACGCGCATAGTCTCCCGCAGGAACCGTAGCTATGTTAAAACCAAGGTGATATGCAACACGACTAAAATTGTAATCATCTAACCTGTACCCAAAAGTCTGAGCAGGATTACGTGTTAGCTGATTTATTGCAGCATATACAACTTCTCTCTTAGTAGCATCCGTTGTTGTAGGATTAAATACAACACCTTGCTGAGCTAGATAACTCTGTACTTGCTCTAATTCTTGCTGTGTAAATTGAGCCACCTTTCAAACCCCGTATATAACTCAAGTTTATCCCAGAAAAAGAGGAGGCGTATTGTAAAATCCACCCACTCACACTGACGCCCCCTTGACCGACAAATCTATCCGAATTCACCCTCTATACAGCACTCGGGAAAACAGATAAAAAACTTACTTAAAAAAAATGACTTAACTCAAAAAGATATCGCAAAATTATTTAATGTATAAATTTCTAGCATAAGTAATATAAAATTAGGCGTTACATGGAAACACGTAACGCCTGAATAAGACTATTCTACGTACACATTCCCGTCTTCAAGAACCTCATCCCAATTAATACCCTTAATAGACTTCAACTGATCAAGTTTGGTAAAGCGTTCACCAGGCAAACTTTGCTGCAGTTCTTTTATGTCCGTAGCAGTTTTAATTCCCACGCCTTTCAACACCTGAGTCAGTAACTGAGGAGGAGCGGAGTTGATATTCACGCGGTTAAAAGCAGGAACTTCCGGCTTAACTAATTGACGTCCTCGTCGTTGCTTCGAAGGAGTGGGTTCTGGTTCAGCCTCACGAACTTCCTCAACAACCTGATTACGATGCGCAAAGAAAACTTTACCTGTAGTAATAGAACGCACCATCATGTACTCACCATCGTCGTGAGTGCTGACAACTTCGATTTTGACACCATTAGGAGTGTACGTGAACTCTTTAACCTGAGTCACAGTCATTATGTGAACAGTATCTGAACGGTATCTTACCTTAAACTGGCAGTAGGTGTACGGTCTAAAGGTAGGTGCCTTTTAACTTTCGTTTACCGGGTTTACCTCAAATCCCGGCGCCCGCAAGACGATTGCTGCAGGCAGTTCCTTTTGCAGGTGACGTACTGAACGTCATCGGCGAAACAAGTTCCAATATCAAAGCGGGTATGTCGCCCAGGCGTGCGGCAGCGCGAGGTATCGCAGTGGGTGGAACCGGGTTTGCCGCAAGTGCGCTGCCTCCAGCCGATATCGCCACGGTGGCACCAAACGTGATTAGGTATGCAGCTAAGGCTCAGGAAACGCCAGAGGCGCAAGCACGGCGTGAGCTGTACCGCAGTCTAGGTATTGCAGGCGCAGGGGTAGGCCCGGAAGCATTAAAACGAACAGCCGGAATTTTGGACTACGTCAACCCTGAGAACTATGCCAGGTCACTGGTAGATCTTGTGGAGACCGGCAAAACATACAGCATTAATCCAGAAGATCGTTTAGAGCAGATCAAACAAGAACTGCTTCGTAAGTCAATCGGAATCAGGTAAAAAAAATCCCCCTCCGAAGAGGGGGGCGTCCGTCGACATCCGATTAAATGTATCAGGCCGAGGGAACGGTGGAGGTGTAAATCGAAGACTCCACCACACCAGCGGGCTGCAGGGCGACATCGGAGCGCTTGGGCGGCTCGTCAGGAACCAGCCAGCAAACTTCGCAGATTGCCAGAGCTTTGTCCTTACCGATGAGCTTGCCGGATTTAGCACGAGGATCGTACACACCGGAAGCTTGGGCGAGACCCGAAGCAGCCACACCGCCGAGGTTACGAACTGAGGACAGTTTGTAAGTAGTTTCGGCAGTCACAACGTGCATGTTCGCATCATTCCAAGCGTTGGTGGAATTGAACGAACCGTTCTCGATGCGGCTGTTGGCGCCGACGATAGTGGCAAAGAAACCACTAGGGGTAGGGGTGCTGTTCAGACCAACGCTCAGAGCGGGGCCGAGACCCAGAGTGGGGGTAGCGGAACCGCCGCCCACGCCGCTGGAAACCACATCGCCGCCGTCGAGACGCAGACCCACACGGTACACATAAGCGCCGGAAGGCACAGTGATACCGTCGGCAATGTCGGAACGCACATCCTTGTGATAATCCGGCGAGGGGATAATCACGTTGGCGGTGGTGAAGGGAACGTTGTCCCCGTTCAGACCAGAACCGTAGGGCTTGGTGTAGTACTCAAGCTGGTTGACAGAACCGAGGGCCTGATAAGACAGGTCCACGTAACCGACAGCCTGCTGAGCAATCCAGCCGGGACGGAAAATAACGCCAACAGGACCGCCGACGGGTTGATCGACGAGGGTTTCGCTGGTGCCGTTCTCGTTGTTGTAAACAACGGACTTCTCTTCGTGCCAGTAACGAAGAACGTTGGTGTAGTTACCAGGATAAATCTTGGCAACCGAGATCTGGTTAGGGTTGATGGCCATCGTTAGTTACCTCCTCAAGCGTTAAAGGAGTAGGCGATGGTCGCGAAATCAGCGTTCAGAAGTTCGAAACCTGCGTACAGGCTCCAAATCATCATGATGAAACGGCTGAAATCGTCGTTGTTATTCAGCAACACCTGGGCATTGTTACCGCCGATGCCGACGCCAACGCTCTGGGGACCGAAGAACATACCAATTGCGCTCTCGTAAGACTTCGACGTGCCGCCGATGGTGGCAGTCTGACTCTGAGAGGGCATGTTGGTGGATTCGAAGAAGCGAACGCCTTCGAACACAAAACCCGTGGGCATGATCGGCTCGCCGGCCACGAAGGTGGCTTGACCGAAGCCCTGACCCATGTAGATGGCAGCGTTGGGCTGCATCGAGGACATGAGGGGGTTGATCTGACCGTTGCCGGGGTAACGAGCAACTTCACGGAAGTCGCTGTTCTGGCGCAGGTGCATCAGGAAGGTAGGATCGCAAACGCAGCGATAGAAACCGTCCTGGTAGGTAGGAGTGTTCCGCTTACGCAGGCTCTTCACCACGCGCAGCAGGTCATCCTTAACGTCGAACTTAGCTTGCTCGGCGTTGGCGTAGGTGAGGCTACCAACGGCAAGATCGCCGGGGTAGTAGTAACCACCTTGGCTGTCGGAAGCCTGACCCTTGGAAACAGCTTTCAGGAGTTCATTGATGAACACCCGGTCGCGCCAACGACGGTAGTCGTCGAGCAGAGTCAGAGAACCGATGGACTGGTGGAAAGCGGTAAGGTTACCGGTGTCCAACAGCAGACGCTGAGCGGTGATCAGAGTCTCGCGAGCAATCTTAAAGGTGCTCGGCTGAGTGGGATCACTCGGGTCAGCAGGACCGGTGTACTCGCGGAGGGTCACGAGCACTTTGTCCTTAACAATGTTGCGGCTGTTAGCCGTGCCGATGGTTTGCTCGGCAGTGCGCTCCCGGCTTTCTTTCGAACCAGGATTGCCCCAGAAGCGGTACCGGTCTAACTGAACAGTCTGGCCGGGTTGCTTCGAGAAATCGTGAACAACCACGGGCTCAGCTGCCATCTCCACCACATACGCGGGGTGAGGACGGTATAATTCAGCGCCCAGCAGCTTCGGGAAGTCATTATCGACGAACAAAGCGTCAACCTCCGAAGAACTACATACTTAATTTAACTAGAAAACAGGCTGAACAAAACCAGCTTGTCGCATTTTTAGCGGTCAAATTGACTTTTGATTACTTGAATTAACTGTAGGTGAATAAGTGCGCACCATAGAGCGAACACCTTCAGGCAACTGATGGTAGATAGCCGCAAAGTTAGAGACATACGTGCCGGCTTTTCCGCGGTAGATGTACCGCAAAGCCGTCGACATCAGCCCAGGAGCTGTGCTGCGAACAGTCTCCGTATATGTTTTACAGTAAACAGGAGGGTTATACACCCACGACGCGCGAGATCCGGACGTGTCGTTGGTTGGATTTGTGAGAATGCCGCCTTCATAACGACCGTGAGTTACGCCCCCTCCTGTGTAACCCTGAGCAGCTGTGTTGTCGTCGGGAGTGTTGTAGGGAGTGTACGCCTGAGACGCAGGAGCAACGCCATTGAAATAAGTAGATTGCCCTGTTGTCCTTAAGCCAAACTGGGGACCATAAGACGTGGAAACTTTTGCATTAGCGATTGTCGAAACACCCAGAGGGCGATACCCGACATAACTGCTTAGCGCTCCGCTCGGAGCGTAATCAACGTCCGAATAATCTGTCCAGTACCCAGAAACCGCGCGAGGAACAGCGCGCCACTCGTTAGTGTTATACCAAAGCCCACTATTCGGAGCTCCGGGAGTGACGATACCGGTATCCGCGCCGGTATCCACAATCCCAGAGCTAACCACGATATAGCCTTCGTGGTTCGGACCGCTTTGAACCCTGTGAAAGCCGCTATCGTACCGCCAATTACTTATAGGCGTATACATATCGGCTTCTCACGGTTACATATAGTATAAAACTTTTAAAATCAGTCTTCAGAAACAGCAGTAGGCTCGACTTTGGCACTCAAAGCTTGCATGTCCGCACTGATATTTTGCATATCCCGAACATAAAGTTCGCGAAGGGCACTCAGCTCAGATTGCAAGGCGGCAATTGACTCTGCCGGTGTGGAGGCCGCTTTTGAACGACGGTTAAGATTAGCCACGCTGCATTTCCTCGCGTTTTTTAGCGAATTTTTTAGCTTTACGCTTGGCCTTAACCATAGACTCTTTTTTCTTTACGCGCTCAGGGAGATCGCCTTTAGTTTCTTCCTCATACTCTTTTACTTTATTTTTTGAGATTTCACCGCGTTCCGCCATCGCGTAGAATTTGCGGCGCTGAGACTCGCTTCGAAATGGGGCCAAGATTATACGCTAAATCTAAAAGTAGTTTAACAATAAAAAACCCCGCCTAACAGACGGGGTCCCCTGGATCCTCCTAGCGGATAGTAGCTCAGGCGTTGTCCAAGAACAACAGCTTGCTACGGATGGCATCAGGACTCATCTGAGACAGATAACGCCAAGCGTTTTCGGGGTTCTGATCCATCGTCTGAGTGAAGCCGTTCCACTGAGACTCAACATCAGCACCGCGAGCACCGCCGGTAGCACCAGCAGGGACAGCAGGCATTTGATCATACTGAGGCTGATACTGTTGGCTGTAGCCGTAATCAACCTCCTCGTCCACGGGGTACACCTCGGTGAAGAACCGATTGGTGTAATCAGCCAGCTGATCAGGGTCAGTCAGGATGTGCTCCATGGCGCCGGCTCGCAGAGCGAGGGCTTCCATGTTTTCATTCTGCTGAATCAGCGTATCTTCAAGAGTAACAGCGTACTCGTTGAGAACCGCAGGGGCTTCAATACCGAAGTGATTAACTACGGCGCTTGTTTCCGCGCTTAGTTGAGCGGGTTGCGCTTCCGTAGAAGTCGGATAAGAAGTCGGGGTTGTATACGCGCTGTTGTACGAGATCTGCTGATCCGTAGGCGCTTGGTACAGCCAGGGTTGGGCCTGTAAATTCTGACTGTACTGTTGAGTATCCTGCGGCACCATTTGGTACTGAGGATACTGTTGTGCCTGGCTGGGGGACGGGGAGATCCGAGAAACCACCCGTTCCAGGCTGCCCATCGCCGCTTCCCACGGATTGGACGGGGAGGAGGCTGACGGAGACTGGCTGTACTGGTTGCTGGTAGAAGGGGCCGTAACCGGTGTTGCCGGCGACTGCATTTGGGGCATAGCCACCGAAGGCACCCCCTGGGTATTGGCTACCCACTGCGGGTAGGCTGTTGAGCCCAAATCCGCCGCGGGCGCTGCCTGAGGGGCTGCTACCGCCGGGGAGACCGGGCTCGGGATCGAAGCTGGGATCTGCTGGCTCATAGCTGCCCGAGTAAGTCAGTTCTTGCGCAAGGTGATCGAACGTCCTGTATAACAGGCCGGTCAGGTTTAGCCGAGGATCAGCCGCTAATGGTTGATTCGGCGCAAGCGGATGCGGCGTCTGCAACATCTGACTTAATAATACTAAAAATTGCTGGAATGCGCCTTGCGTTTGTTGGATCATGCGGAAGGGAAATCCCTTCAGCATCTCACTACGTTCAGCATCCGTTTTATCAGGAAAGAGATACTTCAGAGCTTCGACGCTATCCACACCGAGTTCTTGAAGATTTCGTACAACGATTGACTTTTGGTTAATGTCGTACGCAGTGTCTTCATAAACATCACCCTGGAAGCGATAAGTAACATCGCGATTACCGTCAGGAGGCAGACCGTACACACCTGCCGGAACGTTATTAGCCTCAAGAGCTTTCTTAAGTTCCGCCTCAACCTTCGCCTCGAATTTGCCTACAGAAATCTGATATTTTTCTAGCGCTTCTGGCGTCTCCTCTTTAGGCGGGTTAGGCGCCTTCATGCCGCTGACGGCGATGAAGCTGTCGCGGAAGATTTCCTCCTGATGGAAGAGAATCATCTCCAGCAGACGACAAAAACCGTAAGTTAAGAAACTTTTGTTTTTGCGAAGCGCCGTGGCCTGCGCACGACCCATCAAACCTTTAATTTCTGTTGCCGTAGCACCGGCGGAAATAGAGATCTCGTCGACACCGCCCAAAGCTGTTCGAATTTCTTCACGCAGCAACAAAGCGTAACGATTCATATCCCCGTTAACCGGGTCGGGCGTCATGTAGCCCACGCGGTCATTCGGCTCGATATTCGCAATAACGCGAGGGACTTTTAAGCCCCCGAGTGTTGAACCAGAACCGAAAGGTTCGGAAACGCGAGTAGATGGAGTATCGCGTCCTGCAAATCCGCTCTGACTACTAATAGTCGGACGGAATGTACGACCTTCATCCGCAGCTTCGACCAGATCGCTACGAGGGCGCGAACTAATAAGCGTGGGATTACCAAAAAACTCAATGTTCTTGGCGATATTGCGCATCATTTGGTCATGAAGCACAATCTGCTCCATGAAAGGCTCAAACTCGCCTTCGCCTTCAGTTCCGCTGCTATTTGGTTTGTTTAAAACCTCAACAGCCGGTATAAACCCAAGCGTATTCGGACGGCTATTCCTAGGGCTGAGAACAGCACCCGGTTCTAATTCAAAACTGAGCTCTGTATTTGCCTCAAATTCATCTATACGATCATTTGTAATTGAGATGCGAACGTAACGTTCGTTCATCCCGTAACTATCGGAAGGAAGACCTAGCGTCGTATTCCTTACCTTGTAGCTATAAATAATTACAACTTCTTCGATATTTCCATTTATATCGTGATAAACACGGTACTGATCCTTAGTAAAGAAATATATCTGATATTTAAGTTTTGGATCGGGACGGAAGTAAAACAACCCGCAGCCATCTAGCAAAAAATTCCGGATGATGGCGGGGAAACGAATATCAAGTTTATTTAAATCAATTAAATCTTGTAAGAACTGAGTACGAGCCCGGTAAGTGTCCTGCTCGCAGTAAAAAAATAAACCCTTCTTAATCATCAGAAGGGTCATTTGCTGGAGGTGGCCTAAGACCACCATCGTGGCGGCCTGACGCGAGCGATCTTGCGTCCGAGACGCTTCTAAGATCTCAGTGAATCTTTGTCGAACGCCCAGCGTATCAGCTGCCATATTCAGTACAGTGTTAATTCAAGAGAACTTTTCTCCCCAACAGTCTACTTAAGCCACGAGCCCTTGTACTGCAAGCTCTCGAGGTATTTCTTGGCTGCCGGAGACGTGAACTGATCGTAACCAAACGGAATACTGCCGGGGGCGCTGCTGGGCTGGCCAGTTTTCGGGTCCCCCATAAAACGAGTGGGGACGGCCGACTCGCCCTCGAAAACTCGGGACATACCCTCGGGTGTATTCATGAAGTAAGAATTTTCCAGCACATTCATCTCCCCGGTCTGGTTGTTGCCGGGTAAGTTAGAGCTTGTGTACCACGAGATTCCCTTGTCCTGCAGACCGCCGCGACCAATACCTAAATTGGTCGAACCTAACGGGTTGAATAAAACTCTAGCCGGCTCGAATTTATTCTCCCCCGTAGGATCTACATACTGAGTGTATTGCTTGGGATTCTGAGTGGCCCAATTATCGATAACAGCTTGAGGACGATTACCGATATACAAACCGGTATCTCCCTTGGCTAAATAATCTTTAATCTGTTCGTCATTGAAGCCGCCAACATTACGCGCGCGCATCCAAGCGGCAGCGTCGAACACACCAGGGCCTAGCGAGCCGCCGTAAACTTCTCCCCCGGTAGCGTATTTTCCGATATCACTTGACTGCCAGCTTAAATTTTGTGCAGGTTGAGCAGCAGCGGCTACTTTGGGTCGATCTTTCGGTTTTGTAATAGGTCCTTTCGCAATCGAACGCGTCATATCGCCACTGGGTTGCTGCAGCCTTTTTAAAGACTTTCCTTTAGCTTGACGAGCCTTAGTTTGGTCCGCCTGAGGGCGCCCAGTCTGTTGGGGAAGAGCGGCACCAAAAGAGCCCAGCCCACCGGAAACAGAAGTCATCCGGTTCTGACTAGCAGCCGGACGTTGGGGACGAGGAGCAGCAGCTTGGGGACGAGGAGCAGCCGCGCGAGGTTGCGGACGGGGAGTAGCAGCTCGAGGTTGCGGACGGGGAGTAGCCGCACGTGGCTGGGAACGACTCCGGCCGCCGGGCGCAGGACGGTTACCTCCAGCCATACGTTTAGCGGCCACGGATCTACGGTTGAACTTGTCTAATTTTAAACAATTTTTTCTCAAAAACTAAGGCGTTATCTAAAGATGCTTAAGGAAGCAGATAGGTACGAACTCGATCTAGCTCAAAAAGCTTCGCTGGCAGCAATTCGTGAGGATAAGGCTCAAGAATATGATCGGTACGCCCTAAGGGATCCGTAGCTCCAGCCGCAGCACGATAAGAGTCGATAAAATCAAGCATTTCTTGGCTATCAGCAGGGGCTACAGCGTTAGGGATTACGTCATAGCAATGAGAGAAGGAAGTGACCTTACGTTTCATGCGAGATGCGTCGCCCATCCAGCTAAAGTGCCACCCGGCATCACAGTTCCCAACAACAATATCGTTTGGGTTGTGACGGATTTGCGAGGGCGTCTGATCTAAGTGATCGTGAAGAACAACTGTGCCGCAAGTCCAATTATTAGGAGCCTCAGTAGGGCTGCCTTCCGGATTAACGACACGAAGGTCTGCACGCCCGTAGAACATAGGCATGGATAGCCGAACACACCGCGAAGTGTCTGCTTTGGCTAATTCGACCGCCTCCAGCAACGCTTCGGGTTTAGGGATTTCGTCAACGTCACTGAAAAAGAACACAGAATCAGGTGGAGTCATACGCATGCCGACTCCTAAAGCATCCCTCTGGGCATACTCGCGCGCCCACGGATTAGGAATATCTTCAGGAGTAGGAAGCTCTACGTGAAGAACTTGAATCATATCCTCAGGTAAACCCAGAGCCCGGATGGTATCTACACACGTAAAAGGCTTAGGATCGCCTTTAAATGTACGGTCTCCGTCTGTAATAATAAACCCATCTACAATATCTTTAAGTAACTCAATTCTGAGTTCTAGGAGCTCTTTTTCGTCAAAATACAAAAAACAGTCAAACAGCATGACAACCTGAAGGCTGTCAGCATATTAGCGCTTAACGGCGGTATTGATTCCGCCAGAGGCGCGTACAGCACTATCGCCATTAGTAGGGCGCCGCTTTGCCCGAGCTTCCTCGAGTAAAGACTCTTTCATACCGCGCACGTAATTATCCATTTCATCCTCGGCAGAAGGGTTACCCGTTAAAGCAGGAGGCATTGCACCGATAGTGGGACTTTGTAAGCGGAGATTGTATTCAGATGGAGAGTCATATACGGTATCTAAATATTCTTGCGTGTCTGCAGCTTGCTCTTGATCGGAAAAAGCCCGACCAAAAAAATCAGCGGCTTGGTTGAACGGGCTCCGCATTTTGTTTAAGAAGTCTTCTTCCTAATATACTCAGATGCTCGACGACGAGCTTCGCGTGCTTTAGCTGTATTAGGAACTTGAGTATTTACAGGTCTGTCGCCGCGTGTCGCACGCTTCTTGGCTTCGTCGGTAGCACGACGTTCAGAAGGACTTAATGAAGCCCACGCGGCTTTAGGTAGATAACGTTCAGTCCTACCTTTTTCGCGAGCTAAATCAGCCATCACACGTATGACCCGCCAGCCTGCGTGGGCGAGCCCGTCATCCGGGACACAGTCGCAGATTTTAAAAGATCGTCTTTCGTAGCATCCAGAAGACGATTCCAAAGTGCCAAACGAGTGGCATCGGACGTGTCTTGATACAGCTCGTCGAAGAGCTTTTCGGATGTAACTTCGTCGAGAACATCTTCCCGGAAGCTATCCTTTCCGCCTGAAAAAAGCTTGGCTAAATCAGAAGAACTGTAACTAGAGGCCATTACTTAGAATCCTTTTCGTACTCTTCACGAGTTTGCCAATCTTCCTTTCCCCAACGAGAAAGTCGATTAGACGAAGATTTAGAACCTTCGTAACGTCCGCCCGCATCTTTATAGTACTTAGTCGCAAGCTGCATTGCGCGAGCACTGTGTCCACCAAGTTTTGCCCGAGCCTTGGCTTTAGCCCGAGCCCACTTAGCGGGATCTTTTTTCTTAGCGATGTCGGCCATCAGTACATCACGTAAACGTAGTCAACAGTGCTGATACCACTAATAGACGTAATCGATATTGGTAAATGTGTATCTTCTCGGATGTGTTTAAAAGTTATAGGGGTTCCAGGAGAATCCGTAAGCGTAACCACTAAGGTTTTATCCGTGTTTTTAGATGCACTCTCAATAAAAATACCTCTGCAAGCTGCAAAATTAACATTAGTGCCGGAAGCATTAACCATAAATCCGCTTGCGTACGGTAGCGAAGCAGATTGACCGTAATACGAACCAAAAGCGCGAACGTCCATACGGATCCGAGTGCTTAAGGTAGTTTAGGGTATTTAATAGCTTCTTCTATCAATCGATCTAAATACCACGCGCATTTTTGAAGATCTTGAACTCCGTTTTTATGTTCCGTGCGCCACAGGTATTTGAGGCAGGCTCCTCGACAATATGCCTTAAAACCTTCAACACCTAAGGCAGCTCGCAAAGCATCAATACACTCAATATCACCCTGCGTATAGTGCTTTGGATGATGTACGGCATCATCTTCAGGCAGGATTGAACCAAAAAATCGTTCCATTGTGGGATTCGATAAACTTTCGAAGTCTGTACGCGTCGCCTCTGCCGAGCGTCTGATACAAGATTCTTCCTTGGAGCTGGTATCCGACGGTTACAAAGGCAGCGCCTCCGCCAGCCACTTTAAACCAGACTTATTAGATGATCACAGTCTAACAACCTTCCATGAAGTTCTTTTAACTTCGGGGAATATTTGAGATCGTCGTGAAAGATAAGACCATTGGAATGCAGTACATACACTCCGTTTTCTTTCCGCATGGGAACACAACGTCTGTGCTCGTATCCTGAAGGGACATTCTCAAACGTCAGCCCGAGCGAACTACGATCCGCGATAGGCCAGTTTCGGATTCCGACTTTGGCGTAACTTTTCCCCGGATCGCAACTATCCGAACGAATATAAGCCTCGGCATCAGCTTGATCGAGGATCATCGCTCCGTAATATGGATTAGCCAGCTGAACAAAAAAGTGAACTTCGCGATCAACAACTAAAAGTTTAGGGACTGTGAATCCAATATGTCCCCAGATGTTAGGTGTCTCCCGCGACAAAGAATACGGATAATAATTATCAAAAGCAATCTTCTTATTTTCGAATAACTCGTATCGAACAAAACCAGGCTCTAAACCCAATTGAGCGAGGCGCGGCTTCCAGCGAACCCAATACCTGAAATTCTCCCAAAGAAGAACCATATCGTTCTCCTGGTAAATGTAGAAATCTGCGACTCTATTGAGGACAGCTAACGCTAAATCAGTCTTATGAGCCCAAGTAAGATACCAATTTTCATATTCCGGAGAAGCGACTTTTATCTCAATAGTCTTATTTGAGACTGTTTCTAATATTTTCGCTAAATCCTCAACACAGTTTTGAGACTCGTAATCTACATAAATATGAATACAAACATTGCAAACAAAATCATTGTACGCTTTTACAACATTTATAAGAGGATCTATCCTACTCAGAGGACTGTGCGCAGTTACAGCAACCCATATTTTTTTACCTTTCATATCAGGCTCGGCTGGGCCGAGAGCTTTTTGCACTGTA